CTATGATAATGAGGGCAATAAACATATTTTAGTAGGAGGTTCTATTGTCTCTGATTCAATATTATCTAGTGTAATAGATGTTACTTATACAAGTAGCGGTGCTCAAACCTATACCTGGGCAAATCGTTTTACTAATCCTATCAATACTCTGGCACAATTTGTTGTAGTAATAAGTATTATCAATAGCCTTCCAACACAGATGATATTATGTCTGGGTATGAAAAACTATACGGATATTAACAGTAGTGAAGCTGCTTCTAGTATCTTGGCAAAGGAAGCTACCGATGGTTTTTTTCAAGTAAATTTTCCTGATTTTGTTTTAAAAGAAGCAACAGGTGGAATGCTTTACGTTGGAAACAGATTATTTTACTACGGTAACAACGGACTTGTCAGGTGGTCTTCAATTGCCGCAGAAAAATCAGGGCAGCAGACAAGTTTACAAAAACCATTCCTGTTTTTTGAAGACAAATATTCTATCAATATTAGCACCGATAAAGTAATCTACGGCGCAGAATGGCGAGGAGGAACAAACTCGCCGACTATAATCTTCTGGACACTCGGCTCCGTTGTTCTTATTAGCAATACTACAGGTAGCAATAATCAGATTATTGATGATCCTGATGACCTTTCTTTTAGTAGAAAGGTATTATCAAGAGATAGCTCCATTTTATCTTCAAATAGCGTAGTTGAATATGACGGGATATTCTACTGGCCTGGAACACAAAGATTTTTTGTATTCAACGGCGTAGTTCTTCCTCTTGAAAATAATCTTAATCGTCAGACTTTTTTTGATACTATTGATATGAGTAAGCGTCAGAGGGTCTTTGGTGTCAAAAATGTAAGCAGAGATGAAATATGGTGGTTCTACCCTGAAAAGGGGAAAGATGCTAACGTTGGATGCACCAGAGCTGTTATTTACAATGTTGTAGATAATACCTGGTATGATACGGATATAGAAAGGGCAGCGGGTTATTTCGATAATACCGGCGGTAATATGTATACTGTAGGAAAAAACCTGAATCCTTACGAAGGTGATAATAACAATTATGTCTGGGAACATGAAGTCGGAAATGATCAGGTCAATCTTTATAAGGATGTAGATCAGCAGGTTAAACCCATCCCATCCTTTTTTACCACACCTATCATTTCTTATGCTACCTTTAATCCACAAAAACAGGTAGCAATAATCAGGTCATTGATGATCCTGATGACCTTTCTTTTAGCAAAAAGGTATTATCAAGAGATAGCTCCATTCTATCTTCAAATAGCGTAGTTGAATATGACGGGATATTCTACTGGCCTGGAACACAAAGATTTTTTGTATTCAACGGCGTAGTTCTTCCGCTTGAAAATAATCTTAATCGTCAGACTTTTTTTGATACTATTGATATGAGTAAGCGCCAAAAGGTCTTTGGCGTCAAAAACGTAAGCAGAGATGAAATATGGTGGTTCTACCCTGAAAAGGGGAAAGATGCTAATGTTGGATGCACCAGAGCCGTTATTTATAATGTTGTAGATAATACCTGGTATGATACGGATATAGAGCGAGCAGCCGGGTATTTTGATAATACCGGCGGTAACATGTATACTGTAGGAAAAAACTTGAGTCCTTACGAAGGTGATAATAACAGTTATGTCTGGCAACATGAAGTCGGAAACGATCAGGTCAATCTTTATAAAGCACCAGACCAGCAAACTAAAGCTATTCCTTCCTTCTTTACGACTCCTATAATTTCTTATGCTACCTTTAATCCACAAAAACAGATAGCAGGAATTGATTACAACATAGGTATAGAAAGGATAGAGCCTAATATTGTCGGAACAAAAAAGATAAAGATGACTGTTAGTATCAATACGTATGAATATCCTGCAAGTGCTCCTGTAACAGCTACTTATAACCTGACTGAGGATGGAGAAGTAGAGAATATTATTAGACCTGCTATTAATGAACGCAAACAAGGAAGAAACATTAATTTTACTTTCAAATCAGAAGGTATCGGTTCTGGTTATCAGATGGGAACTACCTTTGTTTTAGCTGAAATAGATGATGGCAGGCCATGATTAGCGTTTATCCTAAATATATTAGCATTAAATACTGGGCAGCTACTGTTTGCGATGATTATTCGGATTTTCCCTTACCGATACTCCATGATGAAACGAAATGGGCAGCGTGGGCAGAGAATTTAATCAGTACCCCACCATTTATGATTGCCGGAGTACCAAGTCCCTATAAAGACGTTCGTAAAAAGGATGGAGAACTTGCTTTTAAAAACTGGGAAGAATGGGCAAAAAAAGCCTATTTGGTTATGCTATCTGATCCAGAATAAACTATGATTTTTTAAGTCTACAATTATTTCGTGCTATAATAAAAAAGAAAAAAGTGAGCAGATCAATAATCATGGCTCTAGACCTTGGTACTACTACCGGCTGGGCTACCTGCGATTTATCGGGTAACATAACTTCTGGGACTACTAGCTTTAAAACCGGTAGGTTTGAAGGCGGCGGCATGCCTTTTTTACGTTTTAAACGATGGCTTACCGATTTTAAGGCACTACTTGGAGCTATTGATGCAATTTATTTTGAAGAAGTAAGAGCCCATAAAGGAGTAGATGCCGCCCATAAATACGGTGGATTTGTTGCTCATCTGACCAGCTGGTGCGAACACCACCAGATACCTTACTCTGGCATACCTGTTGGAACAATTAAGAAACATATTACCGGTAAAGGAAATGCTCCTAAGGAGTCCGTAATAATGGCAATTAAAAATAAGGGTTTTGCTCCGGTTGACGATAACGAAGCTGATAGCCTTGCCCTACTTGATTTTGTACTAAATTACCGAGAGAAAATTGAAAGTTAATTTTATTTAACTGATAATAATCTGGAGTGCCTATTTCCTAGGCATTACCTGTAAATCCCAAGCAAGCTTACTCTAGAAAATATAATGCACAAAGTTATCAAGATTTTTGTGGATGAATTAATCTAAGATTTTGACGTTACTTGCAAATGTCTTTTGACCTTTGATATTTAGTTCGTATTCGACTTTCTGATTGTTTAATAAAACCATATTTATTATCAAGAGAATAAAATTTAACAATACCTGTTTTCATGAACACAATCCAAAGTTATTGAATATTCAACTTAAAATAACATTTTTTATTCCTGATTGCCATTTAAAATGTTATATAAAGTTGGTAGATAATTAGGCTTACTATAAACAACTGGTTTTCTTGTTAATAAATCTCTAGCATAAACAGGATCAGTCAATGCTTGCTCTAGTATGTTATAAGTTGGATTTAGCCGAGTAAAGCCAGCTATATTATGTTTAAATGGGAGACCTGGAATATATTTTGCTAACGATAAAGGCTGCGTTACCTCAGACCCTAAATATGAGCGTACTCTTTCCTTTAACTGTTCCTTTGGCATAGTAGCAGAACCAAAAGCAGAGTTGCCCCTAGCTACTTCCGCTCTATTTTTCAAATATTCGTTAATTTGTTCGAATACCCCTAGTTCTTCAGGGGAATAGATAGCATCAAGTTTCTGGCCTCTTTCCCTTAAAAATTGACTGGATTTATCATAAGTCGGTAAATTATGATCAATAGCTTTTCCAAGATACATATCCCTAAAATAAGCCTTAGTTAATTCCTCTGCCGGTGTTCCTTTTACCTGCTCCATGTAATTAGCTATACTAGCCTTAGGCGATGCCATGATATTGCGAGGTAAATCATCAACAGGAACTCTATATGCATCCCATTCGTCTTTTGATACAAATTTTTTAAGTAGTCTATCTCTATTGATTTTATTAATCTCTGGTGAATGTTCCTTGTAAACTTGTCGATGAGCTAATCCTTCGGGAGTTGCTTCCAAATCTGCTTCTAAAGCTTTTTTCTGTTTGGTAAAATGCCTAATTAGCGACTCATTACCACCTTTTGCAGACCTTTTTAACTCCGTAATGTTATTACCAATTTCAGTAATGGCCTTATCAATATGACCTGGACTATAATGTCCGCTTTCTAAAGTAGCAATTTTCTCTTTTAAATCACTAATTTTTGAAATTTTTCCACGAAACCCTGGCATTAATTCATTTAGTATCTGATCTTTAGCTTGAAAACTTAAGTTAGGGTATTGTTGCTCAAGTTGAACCATTATTTTATTTACTTCTTTTTCAAGCTCTGTAAGTTCTGTTTTAGATTTTTCTGCTATCCTTTTATATTTATCAGGTAACAAAGATTTATTCTTATTTAATCCCTTTTCTATATCACCAAGCTCTTTAGCTATAGCCTGCTCCGTATAACTGTTTAAATTTTCAGTAGGATATAAATTAGGTGATTCTTCCAGTTTCCCATACAATGGACTTGCTGCTTTTTCCCTTGCCTTTTCTAGCTTTCCCAGTTTTTTACTAATTACTTCTCTCCCTGCTTCTCCTACTTCTATCTGTGTTGGATTTGACTCGCTGCCGATGTTATTTAGTTTCCTACGTAAAATCTCATCATTAGCAGTCATTTTACTCTGTATTCCGGTAAAATTTGGAGCATAGGCATTATGTAAATTGGATATATCTCTATTTAAGGCTACTTCTGCCGTAACAGGAATTACATCAAGGCTTTCAGGGTTAAATCTTTCTAAATTTGTAAGACCTTCCCCTTTAGTAATATCTTTCATTAATTTCGCAACTTTTTCTTCTTTAGCACGATTTCTTCCAGATTTAGAGAATCTATCTAATAAATTCCGAGATTTAGAAGCGCCGCCTTGAATGCCAAGAGCAGATATGTCAGCTACTAAAGGGTCAACTCCCGCTTCGATAGCAGTACCGCTTAAACTACCAAGAAGCCCCTCTATAGCAGCACTTTTACCAACTTTATTAACTTTACTAAATTTTCCAAGTAATCCGCCTGGAGCTGCCCACTCCATACCGTGTCCTACTATTCTCTGTAAAGCCTCTCTCGGCTGCGGGGTAATATCAATATCATAGTTTGCTAATCCCTCTTTTATCCATTTTGACGGACGATCTACATTATCTTCCCTAAAATAATTCGGTTGCTCGCTAAAATGTTTTAGCGCTTCCCTTGTTTCCGGGTCTCTGTAAGGGTTGTTATTATCAGCAAGCTTGCCTGATACCCATCTAACACCTGCCTCCCCAAGGTTAGCAAGATTAGCAGGTATATCGGGCAATTCTGATAACACACTAGCCGTCTTTTTACTTAAGAAAGGTAGCCAATCATCTCCTGCGTTTTGATAATCAGGCATTTTAGGTCTAATTCTAAGACCTTCAAACTCATTTTTTCCTGCACTGAATTCACTGTTTTTAGGCCTGATTCTAAGACCTTCAAAATCACTCATATTTATTGTACTCGTCTATAACCTGGTCTACTTAAAGCTTTTGGTACATCTTCAAAATGGATTTCTTCTATTACTCCAGAAGGTGCTTGAATTTTAACCCATTCTTCTTGTGGAGATGGATCAGAGGGATGTTCTTCATTCGGTTCTATATCTGATAAACCATAGTCCTGAACATTCAAGAATTTTTTTATTTGTTTATAATTATTTTTATCTATAAAACGCTTGGTTCTAGATGATAATGCTGCCGCATTGTAAATTCCTTCCGCTTCTTTTTCAAGATTATGTAATTTTTGTTCAAAGACATGTTTACTGTCTTTTCCAAAAGTTGGATATAAGTTATTTTGATCTGTATATTTTATCATTGAATCTGTCGGTGCTGCACCTTTTAATGTCTGCTCTCCCATTATTGCTATCTTTTTACTTGCAGCATAAAGATCGTTATACAGAGCAGCAATTTTCTTTTTTACAGGATCATTTGAAAATCTACTCATAAAAGAACCAAAATCTTGTAAAGATTTTTCAAAAACAAAAGGATCATCAACGTTAATCCCTTTTTCTTTCATTAAAGCTTTTAATTTTTCATAATTTTCCTTTACCTCTCTAACATCTTTAAGATAAGCACCTGTTTTTTTTGCATCCTCCCCAGCTTTATCCTGTTTAGAGTCCGTCATAATTTTTGGAGCTAATCTATCTAATTCTGAATCAGAGCCGTATTTATTCTTTTTGTACTGTAATTCTTCTTTTCTAAAATTATCCAGTAAATTATGGGCTCTTTTAGTTTCTTCCAGCTGCCTCTCTTGGAATTTACGATGCCATGCTTTTTCCTCTTTGGCCGCTTCTAACCCTTCTTGTGCCCTTTGTTGCTGCAATATTTGATTAGCCAAACGCTCATTTTCGGCAATAGCTGTATCCTCGCTAGTATTATAAGCACTAAGCGCAGGATTCATCGCCCGCCCTATAACTCCTAAATTATTTTTAAAACCACGCACCCGCGGCTCAGTAGCTAAACCATTACCAAGAGCAAGTAACGCATTATTTATCGCTCTATGCTCCTGATCCCTACTCATCCCTAAATTGCTTCGGGTGCTACTAATCGCTTTTGCTATTCCCTCATCAAAAGGATTTCTTCTCTCCGGGAGAGCTGCTACCTGATTTAATATTTCTTCTTCCATAATTTATACATTTTATAATTAAAATTTACCTCCAATGAGCTCCACTTCTTCCATTACTGTAATTATGATTACGAGGTGGAGTTTGACTTTGTCCTGAATACCAACCTGAACGAACTGCAGACACATTTCTTGGTAAGTTTTCTTTCCTTGGATATCTATTTTCTATTTCAGCTAATGCCATCTCTCTTAACCATTCAGGCGTCCACCCTGGATTATGAACTGCCGTTCTATTCATAAGAGCTTGAATCTGTGCTTCTTTTTGCGCTGTAATTTGTGCTTGACGTTGTTGTTCTGCTATTCTTGCCTGCTCGGCTCTGACTTGTTCTTGCCTTACCCTTTCTGCTTGAGCGATACGGGTTTGTTCCTGTTCTTGTTTAATACGATTTTCTTCAGCTATCTTTAAAACCATCTGCCTTTCCTGCTCTTTTCGTCTTGCCTCATCTTCTTTCCTTTTTTGCAGCTTGGTATTTTCAAAATCGGCATAATTCTTGATACCTCCCATATCCTGATTTAAATTACTCTCAAGCTCCGTCTCACTATGACTTACCGGTACAGTCTGCGCATATTGTGCCAAAGCATGAATATTTGGCCTTAAAGATGGCGTATAAACAGAGGGGTTACTACTAACATTTGGATTGGCAAAAATACTGCTAATTTCTGGGCTTACATTGTATTTTACAATATCACTACCCGCTATTTGCGGCCATTCCTGATTCCTCTCTTCTTCAAATCTCTCGCGTTTCTGATTTAACTCATCTTGCGTATTTAGCCACTTGTCTACTCCGAGCTGGTTCATTCCGCTAATCTTGCCAAGTACGTCCTGATATTCGGACAATCCTTGCTGACCTAAACTATTTAACCGGTTTAAATCATTCATGTCGCTTTTATTTAAACTGCTCATTCTTCCGCGAAGTACATCATGCAAGAGATTGTTTCTATTGCCAAAACGACTTTTAGCAATTCTATTAATAGCATCCTCGGTTTGTGATAAATGTGATTGTGATCCATAAGTACCCTTTCGCTCATGATCCATACTAATTCTTGCTTTCTCTGCTTTTAAAAGACTTTTGGTATCAGCATCAAGCTTGTTTACTTGTGGATCATAAATTGTAGATAAATCGCCTATAGCTCGCGTTCCAACATTCTCTTTCCCCATTAACGAACCATAAAGCTTATCTCTTTCTTCCCTTGATGAATCATTATAATCATGGCTCAAATCACCTAGCAGACGATGCGATACTGCTAATTCTTCAGGCACATTAGCTAGCTGCTGACCACTGTAAGTGGGAGTTGGGCTATTATAAAGATTTAGTCCTTTTTCTAGTAACTTGACTGCTGCTGCTTCACCGTAAGGCCCCATGCTACCCGGATCACCGCCGCTATTTACTATATTGTACAAAGCCTTCATCTTTTGTTTTGGGGCGTTTAATTCTTCATAAAACCTATTCTTATCTGCCGAATTTGCTAGATGTGAATATATATGCTGCTGATTGCCAAATTGCCCCAGCATATTAGTAAGTCCTGCTCTCTTTGCCTTTTCGCTATTACCAAGAGCATTTAAACTATTGCCAAGTCCGGAATTATATTCAGAATCAAGACCCTGTGCATCGTTACTTAAGGCATCTATACCAACACGTGATAATGGAAGCCCTTTATTTAGGTTCTTATCAAATTTATTATAAAAACCGGTTTGTCTACTACCGGTTCTATCTCCAAACTGTTTTCCCATCAGCTTCCATCCGGTATCGCCTACCCGTCTTTGACCTGACGTCAGTATATCCAGTAAAGAGGTTTTCTGCCCTTCATTAAAACCTTGTGGAGTTCTATTAAAAACACTGTTTGCCGCTTGGGAATAAGGAGCAGGAGAATTATTAAACTGATCTTCCAGCATTCGTTTCCTCTGCGTTAAAGCAGACATCGGAACACTAGTCTTTCCTCTATATACAGGCGTCGGGTTAGCTACCATTCGCCCTACATCACGATTAATTAGGCTAAGTGCTTGCTCTCGGAGGTCATTTAAGTTGTGTGTTTTCATATTATCCTCTTAAATAACTCTCTAAAGACTTGGAACGAGGAGGAAGATTTACTTTTCCCCCTCTTTTATGTTTGCGAATGTTTTTTACAAACATGTCTAATTTTTTAGCGCCTAAATCGTTATCTCCGTTACCCAATTTACTAACAATCTGAGGACTAATTTCCATTTCTCCATGAGAAACTAATGCTTTAATCTTTTTTTCTCCTGCTAAAGAATTACCATCTCCAGCATCAGCTACTACATCAGCTGGCATTACATAAGAACCATCTAGTAAATCCCTTCTAACCTTATCATCTTGCCCCCCGCTATCACCACTTAAATAAACTATAGGACTTGCAGGATAATAGGTTTCTTCTGTTAAATAAGCATAAGGACTACGGGCGCTCCCGCCGCCTTTCATTCTAACAGGATTGCCTTCATCATCCATATACTCAAGCCAGCGACCGGTTCTTGCAAATTCCTCAGGTGATACAACGCGCCGATTAATACGACCCATGTTCTTTATATCTTCATCTAACTGCTTGTTTTTCCGCTTTTTTTGTAAATCGGCACGTGCGGTTTCCAGAGCTTCATCAGCTTCAACTTCAGCAATCGTCTTACGACTAGCGTTGCGATATCTTCTTTCTTCCTCTGCTATTTTCTCTGGACTCTTTGGCTTCTGGCGACCGCTTACTTGCGCTGCTACTGTCCCAAGTGTTAGTAAATTCCCTGGTTGTGTTAGATAGTCTTTTGCATTATCACCAAACTTTTCTAGAAAACCCCTGTTATCTATATAAGGGTAGCCTGGATATTGCATTTGCGGATATTGTCCATACTGAGGTGGCACTCCACCTCCCATACCTGAAGAAAGTACAGTTATGCTGCTTAAGTCCCCACTTACATAAGGATTACTTCCTCCAAGCCCAAATAATCCGCTACTACCGCCAGAAGTCCCAAGACCTAAGGCAGGTAATATTGCATTAGTAGTACCATAATTACTAAGGCTAGAACCAAGAGCTGTAGCTCCGAGCTTACTTGCTCCCCATCCAAGCCCTGATGCCATAGATGGAAGAGCTGCTCCCATACCTGCTCCTTTTAAAGCTCCGCCGAGTGCACTCTTGCCTCTTGCTGCGTGCTGTGCTCCCTGACCAATAGCACCGCCAATAATACCGCCTATTCCGGGCGCAATCATGTTACCGATAATTGCCCCAGCTCCACCTCCTATTACACTTTTTATTGCTTTAAAAGGCTTTTTCCAAAAACTATATTCACGAAGCCCGGTAGCAGGATTTATCGTACCACTTCCACCTAAACTTTTTAATATATGAGCTTCTATAGGATTAATATGGGCAAGCTCGGTATCGCCGTTTCTTCCGTGTCTTCGTATAAGATCGGCAAGTCTTGGTAAGTCCTCATCATCACCAACAGAGCCTCCTTCTTTAAAGGAATATTGCGCTCCTGTATTATCATAAGCATTGCTGTAAGACATATTTGGATCACCATAACCTCTATCTTCATAACGAGAATCAGGCATTTGATTATCGCCATTAGAAACTAGGTTATAAGGATCGGAATTATTATAAGGGTAGTTGTAGGTATTTAAATATGGATCGTAATTTTGCATTTTTGCCTCTAGTCTATAACAAAAATAAACGTTATAGCAGAAACAATCTTAATCCATGTTTTTTCGTAAAAAGAAAAAAGGAGCTAAAAAGCCTAGCCCCTAAAAACAGGAAAAAAATGAGTAATTGATCGTGTGTTCACGTTAACATATTTTAATAAGCAAATCTAGGTGTATTTTCTAAACTTACGCTGCCTCTACTATGCTTTGCGAATAATTATATTGCTTATTAATATACTCTATACAAGCCAGTTGTCTTTCTTCCCCTAAATCAGCAATACTACGGGCTTCTGCCTTACTGCACCATTTTTCTATGATAGAGCTTGATACGTTATGCAATTTTATAAGTTCTATTAACTCGGCTAGAGTTTCGCTCGGCTCTAGGTTTTTGACCTCTTCTTCCTGATGAGATAAAACAGAGTCAAGCTTGCTACTTATGCTAGCAGATTTTGGGGTTATATTTTTAACCTCCATTTCAAGATCGTTAAAATTCTTCCCCTCCATTTCCTCAGCTGTTGGATGCTGACTTACTATCTCAGGAAAAGCCTTACGCAAGGCCTGTGCCTCAGCACATTTGGCAAGTTGACCATATGGTCTTTTTTGCCACATAGTATTAGGTGTAGATGTATCTTTTTTAGCAGCATAATTTTCTAACCAGTATTCTTTAGCAGTAAATTCAACAATAGTATTATTTACCAGCTTTTTAACTGTTACCTTACACCATTTTGGATAAGTAATCTCAGCACCCCCTAGATTACATGTTACATCTTCACCGAATTCAGGCTCGCTTACACCTGCATATTGATTACTACGTGCTGCCTGTATCCTATATAGACCGACTCCTGCCATAACCACGTCTTTATATTCGTACCTACCTGTCTGAGCATTCTTTACACTCATCGGAACAATATGTACCGGCTTTTGCATTGGGTCTAATTTTGCCGCTTTGCAATAATCAAGAACCATCTTTATACTTTCATCTCTTGCTCCAGTATATAAGCTGTTTTTTAGTGCCGACCATATATGCTGGTCAATTTCATTACTGGTATTTATTGCTGCTATATTGCTCATGGTTTACCTTCCTTGTTTAAATATCTTTATATTTTATTATTAACTGATAGCGTTTTTTTAATCTTTCTAGAAAATTAGGTTCAACTCCTTTATTTCCTCTTTCTACCTCAGTAATCCTGGATGGATAAGTATGCATATATTCCGCAATTTGAGGTATTGTTATACCTGCTTCTTTCCGCATTCTCCTTAATTCTTCTCCCTCTTCCTTTGTCAGTACCGGATATTTTCTTATCATCATTTAATTAAAAATACTCTTGATTGCTTAGTATAACTACTATACTTCAAATACAGGTCTTTTGCCTCATCTTTAAACCTTTTTAAGTCAAAAAATGACCTTGGAGTGCTATTCTTCCATGTAGCTATCACGTTACCGTTATTATCAATTAGCACATCATAATCTCGCATAAATTCCTGTATATCGGTCTTTAATTTTTCAATAGTACTTTGTATCCTACTTTCTTCTTCTTTTGCTCCTTTAAGCTCTTGGAGTTTTTCTATGATATTACTTTCTGCTACAATCTCTTGATAATTACTTTGCGGGAATAAGTTAAACGTATCCCTAGTACTCACACATTTAGGCGGTATCCTTTTTTCAATATGATTATGCCAGAAATTACAGGCTATCTTAATTAGCTTGTCTTCTAGGTCCTTGGTTCTCTCATAAGTATAAATTCTAAAATCCTGTCCTCCAATAAGAACAGCTATATCAACCTTTGGTACAGCGCAGATAGCAGCATAATAAGCTACTTGTACAAGATAACTCTCAGGAATCTGATCTGTTCCCTCTGCTCCCCATTCTTTGCCCCGAGTAAAACCCGCTGTCTTACATTCCAAAACATATTCTTTATCGCCAACCCACCTATCAATATTAGCTCCTAAAAACTTCATTGAAGGGTGATAGATTGTGTTTGGTTCTATTTCTATCGTTTGAACAGTAATTTCTGCATACTCCTTAGCTATAGTATCTTCTAAAAGAGTACCCCACCTCATTGCAGGGCTAGTTTCGCAAGCGATATCATCGCTGGTTTTGTCTAAATATACGTCAAGAGCAGTCCTATAAGGGTTAAGTCCTGCTATGCTACTTAAATCAGTGCCACCCAGATAGTTTTTACGCTCCCTTAACCATTCTTGCTTGTTTTTCATATTAATAACTTTATTTCTTTATTATTATAAATAACGCTTTATTTCTTCAAGCTGACCTAGTACCTTCTGTGGATTAAACAGTAAATGATCTTTTGCTACTGCCTGTCGTTCCAAAAATGAAACTACCAAGACACAAAATTCTCTCGGTACTACCACAAACTCATCATCAGTCTTTGACTTAATCCACATTGATAAGCTATGAGTTGAAATATCACCAACCATGCCCCAGAGAAGATTAGAGATTTCTTCTCGTGGAATAAAACGATCTTTTACAGTAAGCATTTTAAACCTCCACTCCTCTAGTTAGCGAAAAGTAAGAGCGTAATTCCTGATCAGCCGTGTAAGCATTATACTCTGCCTCCTCTATTGCCTGCTCTAGAGCTATCGGGTCGTATTCGCTAGTATCCCAGTCAACACAGTAATCGTTTGCTTTCTCAAGCAAATACTCGTATTTATCAATATCAAGCATTAACCTATAATAGTCATCGCCGTAGATTTTATATGGGATGTTATAGAGACTTGCTCTCTCAATCTGCTCCTCTATAAATGCTTCTCTTACCCTTATACCAATTCTGGCAAATGTTTCTTTAGCAGAATCAGATAATTCTAAGCTTTCAGTTTTAGCCTCATTAAACTTAGGAGTTTCAGTTATATTAGCCGGTAATTGCTCTCTAGATTTACGGTTATTAAAGATTTCTACAGATATTCTTGCTTGCTCAAGATTGGAAAATACCTGCGTAGCTTCTTTTTGGGGTAGTAGCATCTTCCTTAAGTATTCTTTGGCTTTGGCAACACTGATTTCTTCTAAACTCGGCATGGTAGATTCGCAATTATCATGGCTTTCTAACTCTATTGTACCATGCTTTACCGAATTATTGATTTTCTCGTGATTTTTTAATTCTGAATAACTACCTTGACATAATGGTAGTGTTAAGATATTTTGCATATATCCTCCATTGATGGATAAAGTGATTAAAAGTAAGAATTTATTTCGTCAATCAAACTAGTTAATTCTTACGACATATAAGGTTCTTAAAACGTCTTAAGGTACAAACTTAAGGCGTTTTTTTATTGCCTTATGAAGTGAGTATAGAAGAGGAAAATAGATAAGTCAATATTATTTTTTAGTTAAAGTAAAAGTTTTTGCTTTTTGTAATTGTATATAGCTTTCTAAAAGTTCAAGTATTTTTTCTTTATTAACCTGATATATAAATACCATTTCTTTTTCTCTAGTTATAAATCCTCTGGCTAATAATTTTTTGACATTAAAATATAATGCTTGCTTAGATTGTCCCATTAACTCAATAAGAACTGAAATAGGCACACCTTTATCAAATTGCAAAAGGTTTATCATAATTTTTTTTTGTCCAGTAGACAAAACTTTAGAATTATTGATTGCTTCGAGTAATAAGTTATGGGTTTCTAACAGAGTCATAAGCGAATGGTGTTATAAAATTTACATAATAATATATGTTAATCAACTTTATATTCAAGTGTAAGTAAAAAATTTTATTGATTTGTAAAATTAACTCATTATTGTTAATGGCTATGTAAGTAAAAATTAGGAGGTTATGGAAAGAATTTATAGGAAATAAGAATTAAACATCAGAAACACAATAACGAAAAAAGAAAGAGTGCCAACCCGCAAGAGAAAGCACCCAAACTCCCTTATATAACAATTGGAGTATAGAGGTATATTGTCTCTTAGTCAAGGCACTTTTTCTAAAATTTAAAACAATTTTAAATATTAGAAAAGTAATGGCATTATTACAATATTCCGAAGAACACACAATTCAAACACAGCTAGGCAAACTCTACTCTTTCAAGGAAGAAAAAGCCCGTTATCGTAAACATTACTTACCTTGGGATAAGATAAAAAGAGCCAATAAAAAAGTTAAGCCTGTTCGTCAAAAGTCCTTTTTTCTTAGTAGCCCCGCCAATAAATTACTTAGTGCCGTTATGAGTAAACTAATTAAAGGGGAAAGAGTATTCCTAAATCACAAATATATTTCTACTTTTACCTTTGTTGAAAGAAGACAGAATGTAAGAATTATTGAGGAATTAGAGGATATATTAAATATTACCTATCATAATTCTATTACTATTGATGGTAAAAAATATCGTTATAGTTATGAGTTCGCTCATAAGGAACAAAACCTTGGAAATACTGCTTCTGTAGAAAATTTTGTCGGGACATTTATGTCCCAACAAAACGACTCTCTCTATATATATAAAGAAAATAACAATATTGAAGATATAGATTTAGAATCTAATTTTTTACAAAATTCTGAAAGTGTTAAGCTTAAGGAAAATGCAGAACATAAAATTAGAGAATTTTCACCTATTCCCCCCTCTAAACTCAAAAAAAGACCCTCTAATAAGCGGAAAAAGCCTACTATGGCACAGGCAAAGGCAAGAATTTATCGTTTTAACCAGTACAAAGAGCCGCAAGACCTAAAGCACCATTACCCATTAAACAAGGAGGATGGAAGCAAATTACAAAGCCTGTCAGGGCGGGATTTTACCTTAAATGCCATGAATGAAATACTCTTTTCAATGTCAAAAAGACGAGATAACAGGTTTTGCTCGAAAGCCCAGTTTATGGCATATTTCGGTAAATGTCTGCGGTTTGAGATGCGGGACGCTGTCAAAACTAGCAATGATAACTTCCGTATAAAAGCTAATATTTCCAAGGAAAAAATAGCAGAACCCAAGATAATCAGCGGAATTGAGGAAGTAGCATATGATTTAAAAAACAGAACCACTGACGGTTTTCAGCTATTATCAATTACTGTTGAGAATTTGCTAGTAAAAAGTAAGGCAATCATGGAATAACTGCCTTACCTACCTGAAAGTTGTCTACACTAAATCATAGGAATTTATACTGTAACATGATTTTAAATTTTTCCCAATAAAAAAATATCGAAAAAAATTAACTAAAAAAACTGTTAATGTATAAAAGTATTTTTTAACAAAATACCTACAATTAGTAAGCCAATAGCCATGATCCATTTTATATTGGTATTGATGGATTTTACTTCAGATTTGAGATCAGCAAATTCAGTTCTTAGCTCATGTAGTTCTGTTCTAAACTGGGTTCTTATGTCAGAAACAGCAAGCGATAAATCATTTTTAGTAGCTAATTGGTCACTTTGATCATTTATAGCATCTACGATTAGCTCGGCATGTTCTTCTGTAAAGCCATGTTGTGTGAACTTCTTTACTACTGCATGTGTATTTAATATGGCCATATTGGTTTATTTTATCTTTATTAGTAATTAGTAAGCAAAAAATCTTAATATAAGTCTCCTTTAAATTATTAATTTAAAGGAGCGAGGCAAATATACATCAGAAAGACAAAAAATCAAAACTGATGTAAAGTATATTGTACATAATAAATTAAAAAGCATCTTTAATAAAGATCAATAAATTATTTATAATAATAGTAGATTATCATTAATTAGTTTTTAATTATGGATTATTTAGAACCTTGCCAATATTCCACCAGATTAATAGAAAAATTGGAATCATTAGATACTAAAAATATACTGGATTTTGATTTGATCAATAAAGCTATTTATTGGGCTAAGAAGTATCACGGCGATCAGAAAAGAAAGAGTGGTGAGGCATATTATACCCATCCGCTAGAAGTAGCTTATATGATATCTGAACATATGCTAAAAACCGATGTAATAGTAGCAAGTATTTTACACGATATAATAGAGGATACCGAAGTTACTGTAGGAATGATTATTGATAATTTTAGCTGGCGAATAGCTGAAATGGTTGATAGGCTTACTCGTGATAGGCCTGATGGAATGAAGTTAAGTGTATCAGAAATAATCACCAATGCTTATCAAAAACAAGATAACGAAGTATTATTAATTAAGTTAATTGATAGATTGCATAATATGCAGACTATTGGAGTAAAGACTCCAGAAAAGAAAGAAAAAATTTGTAGAGAAACCATAAATGAAATGTTGGTGGTGTGTTTTTACCTCAACAAAAAATGTCTTGCAGAAAAATTACATGATCTTGGGTTAACATTACTTAATCAATTCACACAACAGGAGTTTTCATATCTGAAGAATAATAACATTTATCCTCAATTTCTAGTCGCCTAAAAAAGTTTAATGCAAAGAAATAACCTATATTAACTGGGATTAATAAAATTAAAAGACCTGTGTGACTAAAAAATTTAAAAAGATAAATAGTTCCAAAAGCAGTAATACAGTATGTCACAGCCTTTGCTATAGCAAAGGTGAAAGTAGAATGAGTAAATCTTCGTAAAATTGGAAAATACTTAAAAATAACAGGATTTGCTGGAAAAGCTGTACATCCTAATAAAAGACTTAAAGTTTGTATAATAAATAATTCTAACTCGGAATTAACTACGTTTAATAAAAATGGGAAAGATACCATAAGCGGTACAAACAATATAAATTTAAATTTTAGAATTTTTATAGGATGAAATTTAAATACTAATATGGTTAATAATATTGAATTTAATAGATTAATTCCTGATAAAATAAAGTTGTGTTCAATAATATCAACCGAAGTTAAACCGAATGATTTTAAAATATCTGAACAATAAATATAATTGATATAAAAATAAATTGGTGAAGTACACTCCATAATAAAGTAGGACAAAATAACACGCTTATCAGTTTTGTGACGCCAAATTAAATTTTTACTTATATCTCCTTTGTTTAAGTTAATTTTATTAAATGCATTTTTTAACTTATTTTGAGCATCAACAAAATCTCTAGATTCCCTAAGTGTGGTTCTTGCTACTACTCCAATTAAAGCAATTCCTGTTCCAAACCAAAAAGCCATACGCCAATTAAAATTTAATGAAGTAGATAATGTTGCAATTCCAAGAGCTGCAAAACCACCTAAAGCACTAAAAACTATTATAATACAAACCATTGGATACACGACAGGTGGTTTAAAGCTTTCAAGTAGGTAAATTTCTGCTCCTATAATTTCGCTTAAAGAAGATAAACCTTGTAGTATTCTACACACTGTTACTACCCAAGATGCTGCTATGCCTATTTGAGCATAGGTTGGTACATTTGCCATTATTATACAAGATAATGCCATAATACCTGTTGAAATGATAATAGTAGCTTTTCTTCCTATGTTATCACCTATATATCCCAATAATAAAGCTCCAAAAGGTCTTAAAATATATGTTGAACAAAAAGCAAATGCTGACAGTAGGGAAGATGTAAAAGGGTCTGTTTTAGGGAAAAATAACTCATTAAGAAGTACCGCCATATGAACATATAACATAAGGTCGAAGTACTCCAAAAATGTGCCTATTGACAATAAACCAACAACTTCTTTTTGTTCTTTAGTAAGTCTTTTTTGCTCTACTACTTCCATATACAATAATGCTAGTTAATCAATTTGATTTAAGCATCAACAGTAAGAAAATTACAACAGGTATATTAAAAATTTTGTCTATTTTCTATTTTAAGTAACAGATAATCATCACAAAATTTTCTCTACCATCTCTAGACAATTAATTTTTCTTAATCTAGCAGGAAATCTTGTCCAATTATAATTGATATTTGATTCTGGTATTATTGATTTTTGTAAAAATTAAAATTTTTATAAAAGCGATGAATGTATTGGAACAATTTTTTATTGATCCTTTGAAAGGATTTACAGATTCATTGAATAAGCAACTATCAGCTACTTACTGTATGTATTACATAGACGTATATACTTACTCAAGGGGTAATAAGTGTCGTATTAGGTTAGAAGAATTTGCTCAGAAATGGAAGAAAGAAGCTGATACGTGTCAAAGAATTATGACAAAATTAGAAAAGAGCAAAGTCATTGTTAAATCAAAAGAATCAGACCCCAACGAAGATAATAATTATGGCTACTTATTCATAACTCCTTTAATTCATCCTTTATTTTATGAATAGAAATAACAGTTTTAAAGTTTATAGAAAATAGAAATTAGTAATCTTATGAACGAGTTGAAAGAAGAATCGATAAAAACGATAGCCAAAAGGTTAAAAAGAATGACTAAGGTTGGAGATCAGACACTACTTCACGGAATTTTCTGGGATGATCTAGATACATTATTAAGCTTAATTTTAGAAGAGGAAGAAAGTGAGTAAAGCAGCTAACGTATCCTATGTAGATTTTCAAAAGAAGAAAAATGTTACAGAGCAGGATATATACAACAGTTGGTACGACAAATGGCTTGATATAAAAAGAGCATGTGATCCCTCTAAAACAATAGCGCATGAAGCTATTACGTTTATAGCGACTTTAGAATTTCTTTTTACTAAAAATCCTGATGAAATTATTTTTAATAAAGAATTACTAACAAAGAAATGTAAGCAGGGTCCAAGACAGCGTAGCAGGTTTTTAGCACAATTAGCCGATATATACAAAATTACCCCTCATACATCATATAACTATAAGGGAAAAAAATATCATTTTATATATTCTGCAAAGCGCACAGAAAATTCATTGGCAATTTTAAAAAATCCACAAGAATTTTATAAAAACCGGCAGTCAAAAATGACTTGCATAGAAGCCAAAAGTGACTTGTATACAAGTCAGAAATGTCTGGTATCCAAGTCAAATTTGACTACCACCTATACTGCCAACCCTAGTTCTATTCAAGGGATGCAGGAACATAGAAACATAATAGAAACAAATATAGAAACAGATCTTTTAGATCTTTGTTCCAGTAAAGATAGTAGTTTGTGTATAGAGGGGGAAAATCTAAAAAATCAGGATACTAATTTTATTTTTTCTAATCAGACCGAGCTAGAGGCTAATACGGAGTTCCATAACATGACCCGTGTAGACGGAATGATAGCAAAGGAGCAGGCTAGAAGGGAACGGGAGGAATTAGCAGGAGACTCATTCGAAGAACGGCTTGCAAGAGCTAAAGCTGATCGGGATAAGGAGCGATTAGCCTTAGCAAAACAGCAAAAGCCAACGGAAATAAAACAAATTGAACCTGACCCTAATTGCGAATTGTTAGAGTTTGCAAAGCAAGAAATACTGCATGCTAAGGAACAACAAAACGATATTCATACCAAGAACGGCAATGTCTACCATGGCAACAGATTGCTTAACGAGTTTGATTTTACGGACGAGTTAATTGATGCCGTACGAGAGAGGAGTAATAAACCGCATTTTTCCAATAACCGAATAATTGCGATTATGAGGAACATTGTCGCTAGCAACCCTAAGGTCAGAATTTGGGGAGGACGACAGGCTTTTATTAACTACATGGTCAAAGCGGTAAATAACGAGAAGGAATTCACTAAGGAGGAGAAAGCGCAATCACTTGCCGAAATAAAGAAAAAAGAAGCAGAACAGCTACTCTATGACTTTCAACACCGAGTAATCAGATATTTTTAAGGAGTAAAATAATGGATCAGGACATTTTAACTAAACTAGAAGAAATAAAGCAACTTGATGCTCGCAACGAGAAAATAGCTATCGGTCATATGCTCCAAGATGAGGTAGCAGCTATTACTGGAACTAGAATGCTAATAGCAAAATACTTCATCACTCCTCATGCTGCACATGTGTTTAAGATTGTTAAGTCGTATGTAGAAGAGGGGAAATCAGTTAGCGATATATACTTCCACATTCACTCAATAGCAGAAGAGGATTGGCAGTCTTTTTCGCAAGGTGTAGCAAGAGAGGAATACTTAAGGCAATGTATGGTACTTAGCGTCCCATTCCTTGGTACAGATGTTTACGCTGAGGGTGTTTTTGGCCAGATACAGAAACAGTATTTTAGAAGAGAAGCATTTTTTCTTTATGAAAATGCCAAACCAAAAATTCTTAATACGGCAGATAGTAAGGATTTAACGGAAATAGTAACTGATATCGGTAACAAGTGTAATGCTCTTCTTGATGGAATGACACCAAGCAACGAATATGATTACGAAACAGAAGTAATGGAGGTTTTAAATACTACAGAACAAGCTGTAATCAGTAGCGGTTTTAAAGACCTTGATCAGATTATAGAGGGATTTAGACCAGGTCAATTAATTACTGTCGGAGCAGGTACCGGAGTAGGTAAAAGTGCTTTTGCGGTTAACCTTGCTTTAAATATTACTAACCAAGGTTATAAAGTTGGTCTCTGGTCTTTTGAGATGGATAAGGAGGAAGTTTATCAAAGGATAATTTCAAATATTACTGAAATTAGCAGGAAAGATAGGTTGCATGCAGAAGAACGTTACAATGCAGTTAAGAAATATTTTAAAGAAGCTAAAGATAATATTCAGATTTTTACTGATCGGATTAAGGATTTAGGGAGTTTCTATCTTCACTGCCGTAAGGAAAGTATCAAGGAAAACATGAAGGTTATAATTATTGATTATGTTCAATTAATACATTTATCAGGTTTTACGGGTTTAAACAGAGTTTCTGAAATAGAACTCATTACAAAAACATTAAAGAATATGGCCAGTGAGCTTGGTATTACGGTGATTATACTTTCGCAGTTATCAAGAGAATATCAAAAGAGAGAAAACAAACAACCAATTCTTTCTGACTTAAGGGATTCAGGTTCAATAGAGCAGGATTCAAACTTAGTAATATTCTTGCACAGGCAGGATGATTACCCGCTGATGCTAAAAGATTATGAGAAAATAATTACGGTCATAGTAGCAAAAAACAGAGACGGCCGCTGTGGATCATTTATTTTAAAATATCAGGGAAACATAACAAAATTTAGGGAGGAGTAAATGAGCGAACTAGAAGCTAGGAAATATACGTCAATTCGTAATTTAAGAGAAGAGATTAGGCAAGATATGGAAGACATAAACCTTTTACGCGGAACGGTTCATTACATCGATGATATGAATTTCAATTTTTATAAAAAATACCTTTCAAACAGGATTAATACAAACATTGAGTTATTAATAAACAAGGAGCAAAACAATGAGTAAATGGAATAACTTTAACGATGCTGAAGACCAGATGTCTTACGAGTTAATACCGCATAAAACCATAGCAAAGGTTAGGTTATTACTTAAAAAAGGTAATCATACTACAAAAGAGTGGCCAGATGGCTATGCTACTAAGAGTAAATCGGCTACTTGCGTATATCTTGCCTGTGAGTTTGTAGTTTTAAGTGGTCAGTATGAGAATAGGAAAATCTGGAGCAATATCGGTCTTCATAGTGATAATTCCGAGAAATACGGCGAAATCGGTAGGAGCATGATTAAAGCCATTCTTAACTCTGCTCGCGGGTTACATTCCAAGGATAAATCACCGGAGGCAGAAAAACAAAGGCAGATTAAGAGCTTTACTGACCTTGATAATCTTATATGCGTAGCTGAAATTACCATCAAGACATCAGGCGATCAACCTCGTAACGAGATCAAGACTATAATTACGCCCGATCATGCTAAATATTGAAAATTCAAGGAGTAAGTAGAACAAAACCTATAAATTTTCTGCCCAAATTTCATTGGGAGTTTTATAGCCAAAAATCTTTCTCGGCATATTATTTAAAATATCCGCAACATT